AAGCATCAATCTTTATTGCGATTGACTTAAATTTTGTTATATCCGTCATTTCTTCTCTCTCCTTCTAGATATAGTAGTTTGTTTCATTCGTGCCCATACATATGGGATTTAATGAAAAAGTCAAGGATTAAATAAGAGAGGATAGTCTTCTAGCAGAGAATTTACAACGTCTTTTACTTTTCCAGTATATTTTGAATCAATCGCGTAGGAATCCAAAGATTCTATCACCGCGAAAATATCAACTTCTCCTGTAATGACCTGTTTCATGCGAATGTCTCGGTATTCCTTGAAATATTCACTGCCATTAAGCAGTTCAATATAATCCGCGACACTTTCACATTTATTGCCATAGACTTTCAGTAAGGTCTTGCCGCGAAGAGCTTTTATATATGGCTCTGTTCTATCTGTTTGAATGACACCATAAAAGTTATTTGCCTCTCTTGCAAAGCGGGATTCTCCCCAGTTTGATTCAATGATCGCTTGAGCCACGCTGAGAACAACAATTGCTCTCTCGAAAGGATTGATGTCGGTGTTATATTTTATTGTGCATTCGGCAATTCCTTGCACGAACTGGTCGCGGTCGTCCTTTGCATAATCAAAGTCGAATCCACTTAGAATGGGATTACACAACACAAGCAGTGTTGCGCAAAGCTCTTTAAGCATCCGTTCCTATTTTATTTAATTTTTTCTTTTTATCTAAACCAGAGGTAAATGCTTCCATTTCCATGCAGTAACTTTCAATATAAACGGTATTTCCCCTTTGCATTTCATAATCAGCTACCATATTTTCTACTAGTGCCCTATTGTCCTCGCACTCTTGCTTTTCAAAAAATCCACCATAACCTTTATAAGCTATAGCAGGCATATTGGGATAGGACATTAAGACCATCAAAAACCATACTTTTATCATATTTACACACTTTACAATTTTACTCCTTGTTGATCATAAGTCATGACACGCTTTACCTTGAAATTGCAGTATTTTATTGCATTGGATGTAAACTTGTTAATAATGTAAAGCATGAAACAAGATAACAAACAGGAGAGTTCTTTAGAAAAATCCATAGAGATTCTAGCAGAAATGACGAGAAAAGATATAGAAAGATTAGATAATTTTTTAAACACTAAACTATCTCTCCCCAAGATGGTCCTAATTTCATATCCACCTTCAAAGGAACTTTAAGCTCAACTGTCTGCTCCATAATTTCTTTTATCTTCTTCGCTTGTTTCTCATCTTCTATGGAACAGTTCAATTCATCGTGGACTTGTATGTGAGAGAGTATTCCCTCTTCATACAAGTCCACCATTGCCTTCTTCGTCATGTCGGCGGAGGAACCTTGTATCAATCTGTTTAATGCCTTGTATGTCCAAGCGCGTTTTAAATATTGTCCATATTCTTTTTCCGCTTCCCATTTAGGAAGTGCTTTGTGAATACCGAATGCGCGTGGCTCCCACAAATCAAATCGACACTTACGACCAAGAAGTGTTCGTAGATAACCAACGTGTTCCGCGCGCCGTGTTGCCTGTTCCATCAACTGCTTGACGAACGGAACGTTATTATGAAATTTTGCAAATAGATCGGCTGTCTCTTTTTCATCAAGCCCGAGGGAACTTGCTAACTTACCTTTACCCATGCCGTACATCATTCCAAGATTAATGGTCTTGGCTGTACGCCTGTCAATGCCTGCCATGTCCGCTACGGCCTGGTGGAAGTCGGGATCTTCTGTTTTGTATGATTCAATCACTTCATCAGCGCCTCTTAGTCCACCAGCCGTAAGTGCGGCGAAGTGCACAAGAACGCGTGGCTCCTGCTGTGAATAATCAAAACTTCCCCATGTGCATCCTTTCTTTGGAACGAAAATGGACCGGATCAATGGTCCGAGTTCCTTGTTTCGTGATGGGACTTGCTGGAGATTTGGATTCGAGTACGAGAACCGTCCGGTCACCGTCCCTCCTCCATCGCCTCGCATCTGATGAATTTCTGCGTGAATTTTACTGTGTACAGAATGTGTAAGAATTGTGTCAATGAATGTGGTTCTGGCTTTATTAATCTCTCTTGCTGTTACTACCATCCGTGCCAGTGGATGCCTGTGCGAGGTTAGAAAATTCTTATCAAACTTAGGCTGTCCGGATTTTGGTGTGCGGTCATATCTTATATTTAGTTTATCAAATGCTTTGGCAACACTCACCGCCGCCCAGATATCAACATCAACGCCGGTATCTTCCTTGATCTGTTTTAATATTTTCTTCTCGCGTATGATTAAATTCTTTTTAATGGAATCCGCTTTCTCCAGATCCACGTTAACGCCTTCCCATTTCATGTCAATGAGACAAGGCAAGAGCCTCGTCTCTAGATCAAAGATGCTACTAAGTTCCTGTTTAATGAGCTCTGGCTTAAAATATTGCCATAGGCGCAGTGTTAAACTGGCATCCTGTTCAGCGTAGGGACCAACATGCATGGGCGGGAGTTTCCACATTTCCGCCTTAGCATCAACGCCCCATTCTTTAGCGGCTTCATAGAGCAAGGCTTCGGACTTTGTTTCTTTGAGATAATCTTTTCCAAGTTCATTTAAGGAATATCTAAATCTGTTTTCATCAATCAGCGGGGCGGCAATCATTGTATCGATGATGCGTCCCTTAACTTCCAGTCCCCATTGACGTAGCCATCCCACATCATACATGGCGTTATGGAATATTTTATCGCAAGGCAGTTCCAGTATTTTCTTTAGCGCTTGCTTGAAGAATTTTTCATCGAAGTTTCCGCCTCCCTCATGGCGCAAAGGAAAGTATCCTTTCCATCCCTCTATTGCAATCGCAACACCAGCAATATAACCACTGCCTGTTGCCCATCCAGGTCCGTTTGTTTTTAAATCTGGATCATTTGTTTCCAAGTCAATCGCAATTTCTTTTGCCTCTCGCAACTCTGGAATGCGCTCCGGAGGAAGCCATTCGCTTGGTGGTTGAAATAATGGTATCTGTGTCATTAATCCTCCTTCATGCAGGTTCTAAGGCGGCTAAAGAAGTCTCGGCAATGCTTCCGCCAAGCATCGCCTTTTATTGTAAATGTTTGAAACTTGTAATCATGCGTTGCAATCAACACAACGCCTTTTCTAATTTTTGTTTTACACATACGGTTATGCGCCATACCGTAAGCGGCCATCTGTGTAAAATAATTCTTGATGGAATCATAGTATTCCAGTTGTGGTTTTCTTTTTTGCTTGAAATCAACAATGCATGGCTCATCCTCATAGATGCCAATCAGATCGGCAATGCCTCTGTAGTAATCGCCAAAATGCACGCGAGCTTCTACGCCCCATACTTCTTGCAGTTTATCCTTCAATCCTTTTGCAATAATCAGCTTGGCAAGTTTTGTTGCCAGTTTTTTATTGGGATTGAAGTTATATAGTATGTCACCTTTTTCATTTTTTATTTTTCCTTCCAAGTATTGATGCATACTTTTTCCAACAGCAATGGAATGAGCAACAATACGATCTGCTTCTTCATCTCCAATTTTCTTTCGCCATTTTTCTAGAAAGGACTTGTCGCTTGTTCGGTCAAGAATACGGGAAGGAGAAAGCAATCGTGCCTCTGGCCATCCATAGTTTTTTAAATATGTTTTATTATGCTTAAACATCTTTTGATTTAATATACTCCGCTGTTTCTCTTCCTCTTCTTGTTCCTTCATCCTCATCATCTTTCCAACCAACTGTATCCTGTATTTCTCCTGCAATGGCGGCGTATCCTGCCATATCAATATAGCAATCCTCTGTTCGCCTGTGCTTTAATCGTGCCACTTTGACGAGTAGCATACAGACGGCCGCTTGTTGCGCTGTAACTTTGTGTCCTAAAAAAGTACTCCATAGGTCCGCAATGTTTTGATGATTAATTGTCTTATCGCCATAATCCATATGGCGTTCACCACTAATAATCTTAATTGTTTTTTCTAAATACTCTTTACTCTTCATTTTTATCTTCATATCCTTTTGCATCGGGATGAGGTGCATAGTCATCTTTGATATGTGATCGCATTTGATTTCTTCCCCATTCCTCAATGGTTTCGGGAGTAATGGAATCTTTTAGCTTTTTTAATAATGCTTTTTCTTCCTCAGTTAATATTATTCGCACCAGTTTATTCATCTCTGATTCTTTTCTCCTCTATTCTGTGGCAGTTAGCACATAATACAATGCACTTTTCCATTTCTTTTTTCATTTTTTGATATTGTTTCCAACTTGATTTCCAATGAGCAGAAACATTTATAATTTTATCTTCCCTGTTTTCATGATGAAAATCCAAAGCAACAGCCTCTTTATTATAACCGCAGTGAGCACATCTTTTTTTAATTTTATAATTATTTACTTCCTCTGAAATTAAATTATACACTATTTTTTTATTAGTTTTATTCTGTTCTATTTTTAATTTAAAAGCTTCTGGCTTTCTCCAATCATCTGGGTAAGTTCCATCTTTTCTTTTTCTAGCGTATCTTTTTCCTACCCATACATAACCGTCTTCTCTTGTATCACCATATTTTAACATTAAAAAACCTCCGTAAATTCTCTATTCGATTTTGATCGAATGACATTTAAACTTTGTTTTGCCCGTGTCATACCAACATAAAATACTCTTCGTTCTTCATCTTTGTTTAACCAATACGATTCATCTGTTTTTTTAGACAAGTCTGTTAGTAGCATAACATTATCCGCCTCACCGCCTTTGGCTCCATGAATGGTAGATAATTTAATACGTGGATCGTGAGTAATTTTCTGACCGCGACGAAGCACGGCTCGAATGTAAGTGGATTTAAGTCGTGGCATACTGTCGAATGCTTCAAACCACGGAAAGTTATTGTCGACATTTAATCCATGTTCCTTGGTCAGTGTTTCATAATTATATAATTTTTCTCTATCAGCTTTCTGCATGGTCTTATGCCCGCGGTTCACAGACTTATCCACCATGAGATAGTAATAAAAATCTTTCACTTCCTTCAAGGACAACTCGCCGCCTTTTCTAATTTTCTCCCATGCTCTGATAGCACGAATAGATTTTGCATCCACGGATGTAGAACCATTGCGCTGATAGTAATATCCTTCCAGCTTTAGTCCTTCTTCCAATAGATCAAGATTATATTTATTGCGCGCGAGAATTAGCCATTCGCCTTGCATGAGTTTATTTAATTGTTCACTTGGATAATAATTTATTTCTCCTTGCGCATCTCTTGCTGACCATTCCTTATCAACACGTGTCTTAACACGGCGTATTAAATTGTTTGCTTTTTTGTGAATTAAGAAAGGGAGACGAAAGGACTCATTAAGAACTTTTCTTGTTCCTTTCATGTTGATCAAAAATTCCGGTCTAGCTCCAGCCCATTTAAAAATAGCTTGATCATCATCACCCGCAATGTAGAGCCGTTGTGTTCGCTCCGCAATGCGCTTGACCATTTGCCATTGCAACCAGCTCAAGTCCTGTGCCTCATCAATGATGACCACGTCAAATTGTGGCAGAGCATCAATATTCTTTTTATTAAACTCAATCAGCATGTCGGTATAGTCATACTTTCGTCTTGGATGTTTACCGCCAAACTTATACTCTTGCATGGCGCGCTCTATGTAGTCCAACTTCAACCATCCGCCCGGCAAATGTCCTGTGTCGGGATTATTAAACTGCTCGTGCGCCGTGATGCCATTAATCTTTGCGAGATCAATAATGCGCGTGAAAACATCATCTGGCAAACCAGCTCCATATGATTTAATTTTTTTATTAGGATTGCTTAATTTGATTTGTAATTTATTGGAGAGAAAGGCATAGTCATCATCATTCATGACATCTTCTTCTTTCAGATATAATTCTTTATATGCAAAACTGTGCAGTGTTCTAAAATAGGTAAAGTCTTTTGCATCATAATTGAAATCGTCTGTGGCTCGTTTGAGTGCTTCTTCAGATGCTTTTGTTGTAAAAGCAAAATACCCAATGCGATTGGGAGATACTTTATTCTTTAGTTCCTGTTCAACAATACGCAATAGATGTGTTGTCTTGCCGGTGCCGGGAGGTCCAAATATTATTTCTCTCATTAAAACTCCGTCTTCTCTTCTAGGTTTGGAACGGTGAAAGATTTTTCTTCTTTTCGTGTATAAGGAATATACCACATAAACGCTGTCGTGCCCTGTACCTTTTTATGTGCATGTCCTCCACCCATTTGGCGGATTGTTGCGTGTATCTGTGTTGTGGTAAAATCCTTGAATCTTTTTTTATCTAGGAATGTTTGAATAGCCTCTGTTTTAAAATAAGCATTACCTTCACTAAACCATGCCTTGCCCATATTAATTTCATCAATATGTTCTGCGGCTCCCTGGTCATCAAGAAACTGTTCCAGTAAAGATTTGAATCGTCCTTCTCTTCTAATTTCTTTAGGCGCTTCTATTACTTCAATGTCTCTTAATAATTGTTGTAGCCTTGTTGTCCACGCATTAGGATTCATGGGATTTGGAATAATATTTATTCTATCCATGCACGTTTTTCTAAACTTGTTTTGATCAAATAACTCTTCTGTATTTAAAGCAAGTCTTTGTCCATCTATATTTAAAAACCACTGCGATTCATCACTTTGCAGTTTTGTTAAATCAGAAAAATTATGTTCAAAGGAATCGCCAATACCATATTGCCGTGATCGACATACGATTGGAGAACATACGGCGCACATGGGCTGGTCTTTACATTTATATTGGTAATCTTTTCTTTCGTGTTGTGTAACTGTTTTTTGAACTTGTGCTGATCCTAATGGCTTTTCCATGTACTTGTGGTTAAATTCATCTACCTTACCTTGCCATTCATTAGGCCATTTCTTTTTGGCATAAACAGCATACTGGTATAGAGTGTTGTCTCGTCCACCTTCTGGAATTCCTTGTGACATTAATGTAGCGAGACATGGCGGTCCGTCTTCTAATTCTTTTACTTCTTTTTTTCTTTTAACTTTGAATTCTATTAAATCTTTTTTGGACGTACAATAAGTATCATATAGATGAAAGAAATCAGAAAGACTAGCGCCGCTACCATCGTCGCTAAAACCATGACGCATACTATCGTCGCCACTGTGATAGGGTAAATTAAGAAAGTTTCCAGTATCTCCCCTATCCGCTTTAATTTCAATTTGTTTTGGAAAAATTTCACAATTTGCATGTCCTATCTCCGCTGACCATTCCATTAATTTATCACGCACAAGACTTGCTTGCACGGGTTCTTTAAGAAAAATAAATACATGCGCTCCACCACTTTTGGATCGGCACATGACTAAAGGTAATTTTAAGTCCCTTATCTTTTTTATTAGTTTTTTATGATCTAATGGGTAGGTATCAACATCTATGCATCCCCATGAACATGTTGAATCATCACGAATAGGAATGATTCCAAGACTAGGATCTTTTCCTTCTAGGTGGTCTATCCATAATTTATCAATGACTGGTTCTTTAATGATAAAAGCTTTACCACCAATTTTACCATTGGCTTTTGGCCCTTCGCTTTTATACTGACCATAAGCGCGATCCAATCCACTAAATATCGATTTAAACTTTTCTACTTTATCCATAACAATTTCTAAAATAAAAGGGGCGGCAAGCGCCCCTCAATTAATTAAAAAGGGACTTTGTCGTTAGATGAAGTAGAACTATCTTCTTCGTATTTAACTTTACGCTCTCCTTTGGTAACGCTATCTGCAAATCCTTTTGCAATCGCATAGAGATTTGCGTCATCAAGCTGAGATTCTCTGCTTACCTCCCAACCATACCAGCTTCCTTTATCATTACCTTCTTTAACCGTTTTTAAACGATAGTAATGAGAGTAAGATGGCGGTGTGAATAATCCATTCTTACCATTCAATTTGAGATTCAACATCATTGAATTCCATTTACGACTTTTTTTCAATTGAGTCGCTTTCATGGTTAGAACGGCGGGAGTAGCATTTCCATTATCCTCTACTAAAAGGATAAAGTGATTACCACACGTTTCAACATAATTTCCGTTTTCTAATCGGTCTTTATTGTTTTCATCGCGTGTTGTTTTAGTAAGAATATCGCTACTTGCATCGTAGACATTAATCGGTGCACCCGATCCTTGTCCCCTGTCAGCCCATTCAACGTATTGACGTTGATACGCGCACGGTAAAACCTTAATGCCAGCTAATCCGTCATACATTTCATTTGTTACTGTATTAAAAATCATGCCGGCTTTTGCACCCTCTATATCCTCAATCTCTGGGGATAATTGCATTAACACCTTTAAACGAGGTGTTGCTAAGTCCTCTTGATGAATATTTTCCAGTCCGCTACTCGCGTCCTGTTCCATCACTGAAAGGTTTAATACTGGTAATTTATCTTCTTTCTTTGCAACATTTGCATTTGCCATATAGGCCTCCTTTTTACGTTTTACTAATTTTTGTTTCGGCGCCAATAAAGACTCCGAATTTATCCGTGGGTAACTCACTACCATTAGCAATCTGCTCACGAACAAACGCTTTCAAAGTCATGGGTTCAACCCATACCTTCTGTTGGGGTTGATAACCTAACTCTTCTATCTTGTCAATAAAATTTGAAGCAGTTGTATCTTCCCCTTTTCCGAACGTTGCGGAAACTTGATTTTTTATAATATCCCCGTGCCCATGTTCACGAAGCCAGTCAAAAGCTTCTTCCCTGTATTTTACAGGAATGGATGCATGAACCAGTTGTTTAATTTTGATGGACGAGCCATCTGATAATGTTAAACTCTCTAATCCTAACTCCGACATTCTTGCAGGAATAATTTCTTGTGATAATTTTCTGGCGGCTGTTGCTTTCGCCTTCAGTTGTTCTTGTAGCTGTTCCATTTCCTCTTCCAGTGCAACTTGTTCCGCACATAGATCAGCCATTTCTTTAAGAGAGTTATCGCCAATGGTTGGCTTTCTTACATCACTCTCCATTTTATCTAGTAAGTTATTCATCAATTTCTCCTCTCTCGTTTAGATTAACTTCTACGGGATAGTATTTATACTCTCTCTTGTCCCATTTCAAGCATTTAAATTGCCCGCGATTATTTGTCGCAGCTATGGCGCAAGCAATACCAATAGCTGATGGATCACCTATTAATAATAAGTAATCATCATCATTAAAATTTCGTAGTTTGTATCTTAACCTTTTTACGGTCGGCCCAGCGCTCAATACAATTTGAGAACCTTCCGGCAATAATAATTCCAAATCACCGAACTTTTCTGCACTAAGTACGTTTCTGCTTTTTACTTCTTGGACAACATATACTGTCATTCTTTCTCCTTCGTTTGTCCTATATAGCTATTGACAAACCCTTTGGCAAGTACTATTTAGAAATTAAGAAATAAAGAATGGACTATAAATTTAAAACAGAGCCTTATGAGCATCAGCTCACTGCATTGGGTGCATCCCACAAGAAGGAGAATTTCGCCTTGTTCATGGAGATGGGGACAGGAAAATCCAAGGTATTGATTGATAATATTGCTATGCTTTATGATAGGGGAAAAATTAATGCCGCTCTTATTGTTGCGCCAAAAGGTGTGTATCATAACTGGGAGAGACAAGAACTGCCGATCCACATGCCAGAGCATGTTCTGTATCAGACTATTACATGGTCACCTGTTGAAACGAAAAAACAACAGACAGAATTAAAAAAACTGTTTATTCATAATGAGGATTTGGTTATCTTTTTAATGAACATAGAGGCGTTCAGCACAAAGAAAGGCATGAAAATAGCGGAGAGATTTCTATTAGCGCACTCAGCCTTGATGGCTATTGATGAATCAACAACCATAAAATCACCAACAGCGTCAAGAACAAAAAGCGTTTTAAAGTTACGAACTTTAGCAAAATATAGACGAATATTGACAGGAGCACCAGTGACCAAAAGTCCATTGGACCTTTATACACAATGCTTCTTTCTTGATCCAGACTTTCTTGATTTTTCGTCATATTACGCCTTTAAGAACAGGTATGCAATCATGGTGGACAGAAACGTTGGAACACACAGTTTCAGGCACGTGATGGGATATAGGAGACTGGATGAATTGAATGAGAAATTAAATAATTTTTCTTACCGTGTCTTGAAGGAGGATTGCTTGGATCTGCCGGAGAAGGTCTACATGAAACGTATAATTACATTGACGGATGAACAGAAGAAAATGTACAGTGAGATGAAAAAATTTGCCTTGGCGGAGCTGGAAGGGAAGAAAACAACAGCAACAAGCGCTCTGGCACAACTGGTACGATTGCACCAGATTATCTGTGGTCACTTGACAACGGATGACGGGGAAGTACGGACACTCAAGAATAATAGAATAAAAGAACTCTTAGATATATTGGAGGAGACAGATGGAAAAGTTATTATTTGGGCGGTATACCGCCATGACATTAAGGAAATTACAAACGTTCTTTCGGGACGATATGGAAAGAACTCCGTTGAATCTTTCTTTGGTGATACTCTTGATCGCGACCGCCAAGATATTATTGATCGCTTCCAGGATAGAGAAAGCGATTTACGATTTTTTGTCGGAAACCCGAAAACCGGAGGGTATGGTCTTACTCTTACTGCTAGTCATACTGTTATCTATTACAGCAATAGTTATGATTTAGAGATACGGCTACAATCAGAGGATCGGGCGCATCGTATCAGTCAAGACAAGAAAGTAACCTATATTGACCTTATCACAGAGGATACGGTTGACGAGCTGATTGTCAAGAACTTGAGAAGTAAGATTAATTTAGCAACAAAAATTTTAGGAGAAGACTTGAAAAAGTGGTTAATATAGTCTATATATAACCTATGGATGCCTTATGGGTC